ATCCTCGCGGAAGCCGCCGAACACCGCGCCGCTCTCGGCCCGCCAGGCAATGGCGATCTTGCGGGCATCGCCCAAGAGGCTTGCCGGCAGCGGCAGGGCCGCGAGGCGGTCATCGACATCCGCCGACAGCGCGGTGACCTCGTCGAGCCGGGCGATCGGCTTGCCGGCCACCTCGAGCCGGTAGTCGCCCGCGGTGATGCCCCAAAGCAGCGATCCGCTTTGCAGGATCTGCCCGGCGACATAGCTCGCGTTGAAGACCGGGAACCAGGCCGTGGCCTCCACCCCGCCCATGCGCAGGTTGATCTCGCCAAGCGCTGCCGCCCGGGCCAAAGCCTCCCCCTCGATGGCGGCCGTTATGGCGTTCGCACGCGCTGCCGCCTCCCCCGCGACCGCCTCGGCGATCGCCGCGGCAGAGGCGCCGCCGCCGAGAAGATGCAGCGCCGTGACGCTCTGCACCTTGAGGAGATAGCCGCTGCCGGCAACCATCTCGCCAGGCCCCACCGCCGCGCCGCCGGGATGGCGCAGCTCGCGGGTGACGCCGGCAATGGTGAGGGTCGGGGCCGGGGCGGTGTTGGTGGCGATCGGCACGTAGAACAGCAGGAGGCTCGGGCGGATGCCGATATCCGCGACCCCGGGCGCCAGATCCGCGGTGGCGGCATCGGCGCTGCCCCCGACATTGGTCAGGCGCAGCACGCCGCCATCGGCGGTGGCGACGCGCCGCGCCTCGGTCTCGGCCGCGAGCAGCGCCTGGCCGACAGTGCCGGTCGGCAGATCGCCGATCCGGGTCCAGCTTCCCGCGCCGGAATTGCCGCTCTTTCGATAGGTGCCAATCAGCGCCGGGTCGGGATCGCCATGGACATGGCCGGTCGCACCGGCGGGCCAGGAGAGATCAGCATAGAGCTGCGTCCGGGTCGCATAAGCGGGGCCGGTCATGGCCGACAGCAGCGCCGCCAGCCGGGTGACCGCGATGCGGACCGTGCTGCCCTGGTAGTTGCCAAGCAGCTCGTCGGCGAGATCGGCGGCCGAGATACTGGTGGTTCTGACGCCGCTGTCCAAGGGCAGGCCTCCTGAAAGAAGGGGGGGTGGTTCAGAGGGAAGAGGGGGTGAGGTGGTTCAGAGAATGGTGACGGTAAAAGGCCCCGAGACCGGACCGGCGCGGCCCTCCGCATCCCGCGGCTCGAGGTAGTAATCGAAGGCCCCGGCCGGGGCGCAGGCGGCGGTCTCGCGGAAGAGCCGCAGATCATCAACGCTGCCGTCGAACGCGGCATCCGCCAGCAGGGCAAAGCTGTCATTGGCGCCGGTGACGATCCGGTCCAGCGCGAGGCCGTTGGCGGATACACTCGTGCCGGAGACCGTGGTGCCGCCGGTCAGCTGCGCTGTTACCGAACCGGCGGTGCGGCCGGTGACGACGAACGCGATGCGATAGGTGCCGGCCGTCAGCGCCTGCGCCTGGGCGAGCGTGCCGGCTTCTCCCGGCGCGTGCGTGGCGGCGCCGCCGGCAATCGACCATCCGGGGCCGAGGCTCCAGCCGGTGCCGGTGGCAAAGCCGGCATCCACGAGGAGGTTGGTCCGGGTGGCATCGCCATCGACATAGCTGATGGTCGTCGCGGAGGCCGCCGGGAGCGGCGCGCCGAGGGCATGAAGCTCCGGGTCCAGCGGCGCTCCGGCAGGCGCGCGATAGATCTGCACCCTGGTCCGGCCGGGATCCGCCGCGACGGCCGCCTCGATCCGGGCATGGCCGAGGCCGCCGGTCACGGTGATGGCCGCGGCATCAAGCGCCGCCGGCGGCTCGATCAACCGGCCCTTGCTGTCGACTTTCAGTACCAGGGTCAGCGGACCTCGGGTGCCGTCGATGCCGATGGCGCGGGCGCGCAACTCCAGCTCGGTCCCGGTCAGCAGCAGCGCCGTGATCCTCGCAGCGCCATCCCCGGCCGGGACGGTGGTCAGGTTCCAGGACGTCGTGCCGGCAGCGCGGTGCTCGAGCTCATAGGAACCCAGCAGTGCCGTCTCGCCTTGCCCCGGCGAGAGGAAGACCGTGACATAGAGAAAGCCATCATAGACCACCGGCCCCAGCTTCGGCGCCAGCGGCACCCTGGTTCCGTCCAGCACCGTGCCGACCCTGCCCGACCAGTCGGGGGGCACCTCGGCATCGATCAGCGCATCGATGATCTCGGCCGCCGCCACCATCCGCAGCACCGCGGTGCCGCCTTCGCCGGCCTCGACGCCCTTTACCCGCAACGCCAGGCTCTCCTGCCCCAGCACGCCGACATGCACCAGCTGACCCGGCTCCGGCATCAGGTCCGCATCCACCAGCTGCAGTGCCCGCGAGCGCCCCTCGCGCCAGGCCACCGCCCGGAGGACCGAGGCGGTGATGGCGCGAGACGCATCGCCCGGATCCGGCGTCACCGCCGCAAAGCGGATGCCGTATTCGCTGCCCGCCTCCATCTCGACCTCCTCGTCGAGCTCGACCAGGCTGCCGATGATGCCGCGCACCCGGGCCGCAAGCATGCTGCGCTCGAGCACGTCCCAGGAGCCCATCACCAGATCGCCGCGGGTGGCGATACCGGCGCGGCCGCTCTGCAGCGCCGAGAAGGTGTCGGGGCGGTGAATGAGCTCGTACATCCGCCGCCGGCATTCGCGCCAGATCTCGTCGGGATTGGTTTTTCCGGGCAGCTCGATCGCCTCGATCAGCCGGATCTCGCCCTGATGGCCCGGCCAGGGCACGATCCGCTCGGCCGGCTCATATTCCGCGGTCTCGTCGAGGAACCGCACCCGGAAGGCATGGGGCGGATCGAANTAGGTCCGNNNCCAGCTGAAGGCATCCGAGTTGCGCGGGTTGATGTGATCGACNGCNAGATCGCCNGGCCGGTCGATGACCACGCCCCAGCGCAGCATGTCATGGCGCGGACTGGCGCGGCCGGCCGAGCAGATGGCGATCAGCGCTTCGAGGAGCGAGGTGTCATCCTCGTGGACCGCGTTGTACTCAAGGCCGCGGCCTTCGCACCAAGCGTACCAATCGGCGATTAGCGCCATGTCGATGCCGGCATCGGCGACCGGGAAGTGGTTCTGCCCACCCTGCAGCGCATGCAAGTAGGCCGCAGCCGGATTGCGGGTCAGCGCGTTCGGCTGCCACGCCGCCCCATCCCAATGCCGGCCATAGCGCTGCACCAGCGCCGAGAAGGTATCGAGCGCTCCCGAGAGCTGATGTGTCGCCCGCATCCTGAGCGCCACCAGCGCCAGCGGGCGATCGCTGCTGATCGGATATTCCGGGCGCACCGACTGGATCGCCGCCAGCAGCGTGCGGTCGGAGACCTGGGTCGAGGTGCTCTCACCCGTCATCCGGGTGATCTCCAGCTCCCAGCGGCCGCGGCTGGGGAACACCCAAGTATGCGCGCGGAAAAACGGCTCGCGCTCCTTCGCGCTGATGGTCAGGGTCACCACCTCCTGCCAGTCAACGTCCCCCGGCTGGCGCTGGCGGATGCGTACGCTGACGCTGCGCGACTTCAGATCACCCTCGTCGTTGAGCTTGAAGAGACCCGCCGGCAAGCCGATGATCACGGTGCAAGCCCAGGTGTCGAAGGCGGTGAAGCGCCGCACCGGTGTCTCTTCGGCCGGCTGGTTCTTGATCACCTCGCCGTAAGCATCGCGCGGCAGCGGCCGGGTCAGCTCGGCATTGGCCGCCTCCTCCAGCACCTGGCGCGGGTAGAGCGTCACTAGCGCATCGCCGGGCCAACCCTCGCGCACCTCGATCTCGACATCCTTGTAGTTCTCAAGGCCGGTATCGCCGATCTGGAAGCCGGAAAGGTGCAGCGGGCCGTCGCCAAAGCAGAACAGCGCGCGGACATACTGATCGTTGCCGACGATCTCGGTATAACTCGCGGCCGCATAGGGCGGGGCATAGCGCAGGCGGCCCATCGGCATGGGCACCGGCCGGTCGGGGCGGCTCTCGTTGCGCGGCGCGCCGATGGTGTAGCGGGTTTGGCGCTCCTGCGGTGACGGGGGCTGGGGCAGCGGCACCAGCGCATTGACCAGCATTTGCCCGACCATGGTCAGCCCGGCGGTGATGAGGCCCTTGGCGACGCCGAGACCCATGCCGGTCGCACCGGCCAACGCCGGGGCCAGCATGCCGCCCAGCGCGATTGCCGCCACCGAGACCACGATCATGAGGATCGAGCGCAGCGCGTTCTTCCCCGGCAGCAGCCGGATCACCACCTGCACCCCCGCCCGCGGCCGCACCCGGTGCCAGAGCGCCGGATCGATCGCCTCGGCCCTGGCCGCGGTCACCAGCGACAGCCGGACATGGATCAGGTCCTCCGGCGGCAGGCCGGGCAGCGCCTGGTGGACGATCTCGGCGAGGGTCAACCCCTCGGGCAGGTCCAGCGCGATGCGACCGGCGCCGGGATCGATCAGCGGGGCGGCGAGGACCGGGACGAGACCGGGCGCGTGGCCAGATGTCCGACGCGGCGAATGAATCTGCGCGCGAGCGGACAGTGCAGAGGTCGTCATGCAGGGCTCCGGATCTGCGAGACATGGCGGTAGAGGCCGCTGAGCCGGCCGGACCAGCGTGGCAGGCGATAGTCCTCGATGCGGGCCCCGGTCTCGGCCATGTGCAGCATCAGCCCCGGCCGCACGATCACGCCGACATGCGAGCGGTGCGGGCCGCGGCGGAACAGGGCGGCGTCGAAGGGCACAGCCTCCGCGGTGACCGGCTGCCACTCGGCCCAGTCCTCGGCGCCGTCGATCAGCGCGGCGATCTCTGCGGCTTCAGCCGCGCTGTGATAGGCCCCCGCATAAGAGGGCAGATCGACGCCAAGTTCCCCGGCATAGACGAGCCGCAAGAGGCCCCAGCAATCGGCGCCGGTCCGGTCGCGCCCGAGATCTCGATGCGGGAGCCCAAGGTACTTCCCGGACCAATGGGTCATCGATGCAGCCCCGGAAAGCGGTCCTTGGTGAAGCTCAGGCCGGGCAGGCTTTCCTCCTCAACCGGCTCGCGGCCGATCGAGGTGGTGACTTCGCCGGCGCTGCCCTCGGCCAGCATCAGCCGCATGCCCGTCGCCTCGTATTCGATCACGTCCGGAGAGCTCGCCAGCACCACGGCCATATGCACCGTGGCCCGGCTGGTGAAGCTACGCAGCAGCCGCGCCACCTCATGCGTCACCGCCTCGATGACGATGGTGGCCTCGGCTGGCGCCCCCTCGAGATCGCTTGGCAGCTCGGCGCTCGCGAGGATGAACAGGAAGGGTTCGGTCATTGGATTGCTGCCGCGCCAGGTGGAGCGGGTGCCATAGATCAGCGGCTCCACCGAGATCCGCTCGCCACTGTCGGTCGAGAGCCGGATCGGGGCCTCCAGATCCGGATGCTCGACTAGGATCAGCACCACTTCGATCTCGGCCGAGTGGGCCACGTCCTGGGCAAGTCTTGCATTGAGGGAAACGCGTCTGGTCATGGCAACACCGTCACGCCAAATGAGATCTGGAACCGCACCCCGCGCAGCGTCTCGACCGGGGTTGTGGACCCGAAGAGGCAGAGCCATTGCGCCGCCAGCAGCAGGGGCGCTCCGTCTGCCGCCAGCACTGGCACGCCGGCCGCATCCAGCATCGGCCAGCCATCGGTGGTGGGATCGGGCATCCAGAACGGCAGGCTGCCCAGGGCGGTGACCTCGTCATGGAAGTCGTCGAACACCGCCTTCTGCGACCGGCTGACATCGATCACCAGCGCCACGGACCGGGTGACGCTCGACCAGCGCCGGCGGTAGGCGGGCGGACCGGCCTCTGCGCGGCGTGCCAGACGCGGATCGTCGGTCTGCCGCTGATAGCCCGCCCGGTTTGGCCGCGGCAGGTCCGAGGGCCAGGTAGCGACAGTCATCGCCGCGCCCTCGGCGCCCGCACGCCCATCGCGCTCAGCGCCCGGTTCGCGCCGCCGCCGCGCTTGGCCAGTGCCTCGCCGACCTTGTCGGCCAGGGTGAAGGAGAGCGCCCGGCCGCCACCCGGTGTCACGGTCTCCTCCACCTCGACATCGACGCCGCGGGACTGGTCGTTGAAGATGATGGTCATGCCATCCGCGCCCGAGCCTTGCGCTTGGCGCCGCGACAGCACCCGCTCGCCGCGCTGCAAGATTGCCGGCACCTCGTCCGGCCGCAGCCCCGCCCAGCCGCCGCCATGCATGCGCGGCGCGCCGGCAAAGGCCAGCGCCGGCATCCGCCGCATCGGGGCAGGGCCGCCCACGGTGCCGCCGGAATGGAACACGCCCGCAGCAAGGTCGCCGAATATCCCGCCCGACAGTCCGCCCAGGGCCTGTGAAAGCAGCCCGGCCAGCGGCGCAAGCAGGGATTGCCGCACCGCCAGCCGTGCCAGATCGGCGAGCAGCGAGGTGACGAGATCGTTGAAGTCGAGCTTGCCTGCCTTCACGAACGTGGCGATCGCCTCTTCGGCGGACTGGAAGGCACTGGTCAGCACCTGACCGATATCGCTGCCAATCTCCCGCGCGCGGGCCGCATATTCCGACAGCGCCGCGGTCACCGCCCGCCACCCGGTTGCGGCGGCCTCGGTTGCCGGTTTGGCCGCAGCCGCCGCGGCGCCCGCCGCCGTACCTGCGCCGCCAGCCGCGCGCCCGGCCTCGTTCAGCGAGGTGGTCAGATCCTCTGCGGCCGCGCCAGCCTCGCCCAGCGCCGCCTCGGCCTCCGCCCCGCTGCCCGCGACCGCGGCCTTCAGCGCCTCCCAGGCTGCCAGCGGCCGGTTCGCGGCTTCAGTGAGCTTGCCCGCCGCCTCGCGATAGCCCTCGGCGCGCGCGTTCGCCGCTTCGGCCATGGCACCGAGACCGAGGTCGGGGGCTTCGAGATAGGTGCGGGACAGCGCCGCCGTGAAGGCGTCTGCCGCCGCCGTGCCTGCTGCCGCGGCCGAGCCTGCGAAGGGGTTGTCGATCCGGCCAAGCTCTACCGGATCGAGGATGCCGATCCGGACGCCGCCTTCCCCCACAGCCCAGTCCGGCAGCAGCTCCAGCGCCGCGTTGAGCCCGGTGATGAAGCCATTGATCCGGGTGACGACGCCGTTCAGCATCGCCTCGACGCCGCCGATGAGCCCGTTCGCGGCCGCATAGGCAAACTCGCCGATGGCCCCGGGCAGCTTGCCCCAGATTGCCACCGCGCCGTCATAGGCGCCCTGGAAGATCGCCACAGTCCGGTCTCCGAACTGCACCACGCCGGCGATGGCGCCCTCCAGCGCCGAGATTGCCGCTGCCGTCAGCCCTTCCCAGCCCGCCGCCATCTGCGCCAGCGCGGCATCGAGCGCGAGGCCGATCCGGGACCAGACCTCGGAGGCAAGGCGCGCCAGCAGCCGGAACGCCTCGCCGACACCGCCCACGCGCTGCGCCAGCTGCGCAAACTGATAGACCAGCTCGCCCGCACCGACGACCAGCGCGCCGATACCGGTGCGGATCAGCGCGCCGCGCAGCAGCACCAGGGCGGTCGCAAGCCCGCGCACGGAAAGAGCGGCCACAGCCAGCCCGGCGACCCAGCGCCCGGCAAGGAAGGCTGCGAAGGTGGCCGCATAGCTGGCAAGGCGGCCGATCTGGTCGAAGAGGCCGCGAATGGCGATGCCGAGCGGACCGCTGCGACTGGCGACGGCCGCCATGGCATTGGCCACGGCCTCCAGCGCAGGGGCCGCGGCAACCGCCAGCTGGTTCGACACGCCCTGCCAGATCAGCCCGAGCCGCGAGATCGCGTCATTGGTCCGTTCGATCTGATCGGCATCCTGCTCGGAGACCACCACCCCGAAGGCCAGCACGTCCTCGGTCGCCTGGCGCAGCGTGGCGGTGTCGATGCGCGACATGGCGATGGAGCCTTCCTCGCCGAAGAGTTGGCCGGCCACCGCCGCGCGTTCCGCCGCCGGCACGAACTTCTCGATGGCGGCATTGATGGCACCGACCCGCTGATCCAGCGGCAGGGCAATAAGCTCGTTGGCCGATAGTCCCAAGCGATCCAGCGCATCGGCGGCAGGTCCGGTCCCCGAGGCGGCTTGGCTCAACCGGCGCGTCAGGTCCTTGGTCGCCTGCTCGATTCCCGACATCGAGACCCCGGCGAGCGCGCCCGCCCGTTCCAGCGTCTGGATCGAGGCCACCGTTGTGCCCAGCGATTGCGCGAGCTTGGCCTGCGCGTCGACGGTCTGCAGTCCCGACCGGATCATCGCAGCGCCGGCCGCCGCGGCCGCGCTGGTCAGCGCCGCCAGCGCGATACCCGTCCGGCGCGCAAAGCCGGCCAACCGCGCATTGGCCAGTTCCATCTCCGAAGACAGCCGCCCGAAGCCCCGGACTCCTGCCGTGCCGATGCCCTCCAGCTCGGCACGCACCTGGCGCCCGCCAACGGCGGACAGGCGCACGGAGACGCGCTTCTCAGTCATNGGGNCGTTCCATCTGTTNGTTGAGCTTCGTGACCATGACCGCCTCGATCACGGGCAGCAGTTCGGCCAGGACGAGGGGCGGCACGCCGAGGGCGGCGCCCAGCGCGAGGGCCGCGGTCATGTCCCAGCCGAGGATGGCGCCGGGGACCACCCGAAGCTGGCCGCCGAGGCGACCGACCAGATCCCAGGCCTGCCAGCCTTCATGCGTCTGTGGCTGGTTCAGCCTTGCCGGGCAGTCCGGGCATGTCCCTTCGCAGGCCTCGCAGTAGCGATCGCCCCCGCCGAAGGACCAGTCGGCAAGGGCGCGGAGACGTTTTTTTCCTGGTCCAGCAGCAGGGCCTTCGCAACATAGCTCAGCTGGAACGCCTCGAAGACCGGCCAGATCTCCAGCAGCGCATCAATGGCCTCGGGACCAGGTTCGACGGGATTGCCTTGGGCATCGCCGACGCCCTCCCAAGCCAGTACCGCCCGCCGCGCCAGTGCCTTGGCGAAGGCCACTGCGCGCTGCTCGTCGGAAGCATCGTCGGGCACCGCCTCCACTTCCGGGTCGCTGCGCGTCGCCACCATCAGCGCGGTGGTCAGCGGGCGCAGCTGCAGCCGCAGGC